GTGATACGCGATCTAGATTGATCGATGGTGATTCTGGATGACCCAATTCACCGAACGCGCGATTTTTTGAAACATATTCTTCGTTATAGCGGTCGACTTCTCTACGAACTGTTTCTTCTCTATAAAGTCTCTTATTTTTGTTTTGCTTTTCTGCAACGAGAAATGGACCTTGAATGAAGAGAGACTTCACACCGTTCTTTTCTTCGGTGATCATCTTTACGGATTCGATAGTTTCCACTATAAGTTTCATTTTTGTCTCCATCCTCTTCCTAGGGTATATCCTACAGGAATATTACCATTAGGGTCAATCATAATTTGATTAACGCCATTATTAAACCAACGCAATATTCCTTTTTTGTTTAAACTCATTTTTTTTCTGCTTTCTAATGATTGTTTTTTACCAAACATTGGGTGTTTAGAACCTTTTCTATCTTGGCTCATTTTAAGTTTAACTTTTTCTGAATGAGGTTTACCTAAACGATTTTTGTTGCCTATTGCAGCACCACCCAAACCACCTTTTTGAACATTATACACAATATCTCTATTTTCTAATATCCAATCAGCTGTAACTATTAATTCTTCCAATTCACGCAATTCTTCTTTATTATTAACAAAACACAAAATTTCTTTTAAAAAATTTTGTTTATCATATTTTTTAATTGCTTTACCCAATAGTTTACCAGAACCAAAATAACCATCATTTACATTATTTGTTGAATGCATACCAATGTAATATCGACCATTAAGTGTATTTGTTATTTTATACAAATAATAAATCATTTATCGTAACCCCAATCCTTTACGTCTTTGCATTGAACGTTTTCTTTTAATCATTGCTCGTGCCATTTTTGCTCTGCGTTTGAATTTTGCTCTTCCTTGAGAAAGTCTTCTTCTTAAACGCTCTGCTTGTGTCATGCGAATCAATTTACCACCGCGAATTGTATAACCCTTAACTGCTGATAAAACCTTTCTTCTTTGGATTGTTGGTTTACCTTTAATTGTTCGAATACGAGCGCGGACAAGTTTTCTGCGCCCCATTTTTTGAACATTGGCTTCAGCAATAATTTCTCTTACAACTTCTGATACTGTTCTCATTTGCCACCAATTGAGAAATTAACTTTACTCAATGCAAAGTGTGCTGCTTTCTCAAATCCTTTTGGAGTCTTGAGCATATCAGCAAATTTCTTTTTGTTCTCATCATTTAATGCGCCATGAACCAAGTGAATGGCTTTTGCTGCACCGTGACTGACTTTTAATTTTGAACCGTCTTCAAATTTAAAATGTTTTGCGTTTGATGTAACGTTATCTTGTTGAGCGTAATTAGCAACTTGTTCAAGACTTTCCATAATATCAGTTTCTTCTGATTGAACACCAGGGATTACGACTGGTGCGCCAACTTGACCTGGAGTATATGGAATTGTGAACACAAGACCAAGTTTATCATTCGTGTATAATGCAACACGACGACCATCTGGGAAAATGCGAATACCTTTACGGCGCAATACAAGCATTGGACCAGGTTGAATCTCATCTTGCAATGCTTCACTAATTTGTTCAACATCTGTGATGTCAATATCAACTGAGTTGTTTAACTTAACTTGTTTTAATCTTTGAAGTGTAGTTCTAAATTGATTCATTGGAGCGGAAAGAATATCGCTTGGAACAGCAGAAGATAATTTTAAATAATTTGCTCGAGCATTTGGTGAAACTTTGTTTAAAACTTGACTTGCTGACATATTTGGATTTTTTGCAGCATGCGCCTTGTACAAATTATGACCTGCAACTGCAGCTGCAACGTTGAGATCTTTCAATCCCAACGCAGTTTTTGCAACCATCACCTTTGATCTGATATCGCTATCAGAACTCTTGGCTGGCTTCTTCTGCTGAGTCTGCGGTGACTGAGTCATCTCCGCTTCCGTCAACTTCTGTCTCAAGTCCTTCAATTTCATTTGTTACTTCTTCTTGTCCGAGTAAATTTGATGCGATTTCTACTTTCTTAACTTCAAGCGCATCACTAACTTTATTTGCAATAGCGTTATTGAAAGCGTTTAAAAAACTCTCTTTGTCACCAGCAATTGCCGCTGTCACTGCGTCCACTGAAAATCCTTGATCTTGCATAATTTTCTCCAATTATTATTTAGTAATCTGTGCATTAAACACAGAGTTGATATCATTTGCTTGCGCTTGATTTGCTTCTTGACCAGATGTCATTGGGGTTGGCTGACCTTGTGATTGTACAGGCGCACCAACAGGAACTTCTGGCATGTTTGCCTGCTCCTCTTCCAATTCTTTATCCATACGCTCAATACCTTCTTCATCAAAGTGAAGAACATGTTTCTTGACCCATGCTTTAGAGAAATAAACCCCGACATATGGGTCGATCTGCTGCATGAGTTGCAAACGTGAAGCCATAAGTTCGGATTCTTTTAATTCCATGAAGTTGTTATCTTTCAAGAAATCGTAATGAATCTTTTCTTTTAATTCTTGCCATTCATCAACGGAGCAAATGCCTTTGAGAGCTAACTGACGTTGCATTAGTTCATCAAATAGAGTTGTAAATTTAGAACGTAATCGATCAATAAACTTACTGAATTTGATTTCGTCTCTTGTGATTTCTGTAGAACGTCCGAGTGTGAATCCTGTTTGTGATTCAATGCGAGAAACTGGAACGTTTAGTGATTTGTATAGTTTCTTTTCGAAGTAATTAACATCTGACAACTCACCAAGATTTTGACCAGCTGGCAACGTAGTAATTTCTGTAGATTTACCTTCACCACGACGTGGAATCCAGAAGTCTTCCATCATTGACATAAATTTACGATCGTCTTTGACTTCGCCAGTGGCAGAATCATAAACAACTTTGTTGCGAAACTTTGTCATAATATCACGCAAGTATTGTTCAGATTTAATTTTCGGCATGTTGCCAACGTCAATGTAAAACACACGACGTTCTGGAGCACGTGATAATCTATAAATGACAATAGCGTCCTCAACCATTCGAAGCTGGTTGAGGGGTTTTATCGCTTTGTGAAGGTACGATAATACAAGTGCTCGTTTTGGATCCATCAATCCTGAATTGATGTTTACAATTGCATCAGTTGCAATCTTTAATCCTGAATCTGTTGGTGATGTAATTAATGTTTGACCTTGTGACAATGCTTTCTCATTGTACACATAGAATTCTTGCACACCAGCAGTGACTTCTACACCAGTGCGTGGATCTTTCTTTTTGATAATGCTACGAACTTTGCGAATTTTTCTTGGATCAAGGTAAAGCAATTCTTGAATGCCAATTTTTGGTTGTTTCTCATCAATTAAAACTTGATAAAATAAACGACCATCAATATACCAGTTACGGAATATATCTGAACCAGCATTAGAGAAATCGAGCATGCGAAGAACATTCGCAAATTCATCTCGAATCATGTCTTTAATATTGTCTGGCTGTTCTAAATCGTCAAGAATAATTGTGACAGATTTGCCAGTGACATCGTGAACAATTGCTTCGTTCACAATATCATCAATTGCCGACTCAAGTTCTGGTTGCATTGCCATCTCACGATAGCGAGAGATAAGATCATTTTCATTTTTGAAACTGGCTTCAAGATCTAGGTATGTGCCAAAATATCCACCAGAAGTGACAGTAATTGCACCGTCATCGTTTACAGGAGCAGCAACTTGTGGCTGTAGCTGTACTGGTGCATCATCACCTGCAGGTGGTTTTCGGACGATAGAGAAGCCAAATAAATTTATTGCCATGAATGCTCCATCATAAAAAAGTGGGGGAAAAATTTCCCCCACTCATAGCATTATTAACCAATTAGCGATTCAATTGGAGTTCTAAGCGACGTAGTAGTGCCGCGATCAATAGACTCCCAGTATTGAAATGCAAAGTTAACGGTGAATTCTTCGATTGTGTCGTTTGAACCCCAATCAAGATCGATCTGAGAGATATCCGTTGGGAACATACCAACAAATTTATAACTCTTGATTCTTTGACCTTGCTTATTATACTGATAAACAACAGCATCAACACCATATTGCTGTGATGTTCTTGCTACTGCAGCACGAAGGTTTGTGACATTCTCGTTGATTCCGCGAACCCATGACTCCATTGCGTTGCGAATAAAGAAATCCTCATCATTAATCACTGTTACTGACCAATCAGCAAAAGTGCGATTTCCAGCAACCTTTACTTCGCGACCGAAGTAAGGGATTGTCACCATACCTACTGTTGAACCAGGTAGAGCAGCTGTCTTCACCATAAATGTTGACTTGGCAGATGCCACTGCTCTTCCTTGCACGTAAGATGGGAAACTTAATTGCACTTCAAACAGATTAGGACGTGCACCGTCACCCTGTAACTGAGTACGAAATTGATTTACATTAAAAGCCATTGTTTTCTCCTGACTTTATCCTAGTCTATTTATTAGAAGCGACCTACGATTTCATCGAAGGCTACACCAGTGCGTACAGCAACAAAGTTCAATTGGATAAAGTTAATTGACTTGGCTGGCTTGATATAGATATCGCCGATGAACTCATTGCGATCAACAACTTCTGGTGTATTATTTGTTTCATCGCAAACAACACGGAAGTCATAGATACCGCGACGACCCTGTACAAGACGTAGGAATGGCTCAACAAGATTTACAAATTGTGCTCTTGTAAATTCGTCATTGAACTCGAACAACTGAGCCTTGGCAGCACGAGCGATTGCTTTTTCGAGAACGATAAACAAACGACGTACATTAATACGATCGAAGGCACTTGGCTTGCTCAACATTGTCTTATCACCAAAGAGAACAGTTCCTTCTCCTGGGAAAGATACAACTGGATTTACACCAGCCTTATAAAGAACATCGCGTTGTGCTTGATTTGGATTAAATGCAAGTTTAATTACGTTCTTGATTTGACCACGATTGAATCCAGCTGGTGAGAACCATGGATCGCGATCAACGTCAGTACGAGCGCAAAGACCAGCAATGTCGCCATTGAGTGGAATCCAACGGTAAGTGTCATTGTACTTATCGTATTGATACTTCCAGCCGCTATCCATTACTGCGAATGAGTTGGATACGTTTGCTAGAGCATTATTACGGAAGTTTACTACCGCATTTACTGGATCAGCTGCTTGAACATTTGCTAGAGCAGGTGAAACGAACGCCACGCAATCGCGGCGACCACCAGCAAGAGTAATGACATTTGCAGAAACTGTTGCACTTCCACCACCTGCCATTACGAGACTAATGTCTACGTTGTCTGAGGATGAGAATTGAGCGTATGCAGTTTGCACATTACCATCGGTTGGCGTACCATCAGCGCCAGCAACAAGAGAGATACCATTGTTTGTTGATGGCGCACCAACAGCAAACGTATGCGTTGCATTAGCATCAACACCCCATGTTGAAGATGCAGTATTCATTACATACACATATCTGGAGTTATTGAAAATAACGTCGCGATAGTAAAGACCTGCACCATTTTCATCTTTAGCATTTGTTGCCTTTGAAAGATTTGCGAAACGTTCAATTACTGTATTTGGTGTTCCAGAAATTAATCCATCTTCGTCGATTACTGCGATGTGAATTTCATCATTTGCAGTTGTTGCAACAGCTGGAAACTTTGAAGCAACAAAGTTTGAAGTTCCAGGAGCACGATCAAAGAAAGGAGCGTATGCCCAGGTTCCGAAAGCATCTGTATTTCCACACCATGCAACTTTTAATGAATTACCAAGCGCACCAACATAGCGTGCAGCGAATGCAGTATCACCGAAAGATGTTGCAGCAGGATAATATGTTGCGAAGTAGTGATCTTCGTTGCGAATGTGCAAAGAAATTGCAGCATTTGCTACGTTAGCAAGAGCAGTTGCCAGTGAAGCACTGTCGGCGCGAGAAACATATAGTGCATTACTATATGCAAGAAAGTTTGCTGCTGTAAAGAAAGTGAGTGCAGTTGTTGAATCAGGTTTACCGAACACTTGCACTAGTTCATCTTCAGATGAAACGAGACGAGCAACGTCGATTGGACCCCACTGAAACGCGCCAGCGACCGCGCCAGTGGACGTGGAAACTGATGGGACAACTGTTGTTGCATCAATTTCAGATACATTCACGCCTGGAGATACTTGAAAAGCCATGTTTTTGCTCCTATTAAATGGAGATTAAGAAATCTACGAAGTATTTAGTATTTTGCTGTTTTTAACGCTCAACAGGTCTCCAATAAGCGCCATCTGACACAAATCCACCATCATTTGAATCTACATCGACATGTCCACCTAAAAAGGTTGGTAGTTGTTCTTCTTCGATCTGTTTCATTTGTTCTTCGTGCAACCTTGCTCGTACGTCTGTGTTTGTTAGATCAGAGAAAAATTGTTGATTTGTCATCCAAGCAAAAAGGACTATAGTCATGACTAAATCATCATGACTGCCTTCCTCTGCCTCAAAACTAGTTCCTTGAGCAATGAAAGTCGAAAGTTCGGAGATAGTTTCAAAATCTTGAATGATAAGTTTTTGACTTTCAATTAAATTTTTCATCAGAGAACAACCAAGTCGTTTAACTGATTTAGTTGTTCGAATTCCTCTGTAAGATTTAT